TGAATTCTTTGTGTACATCTTTGGTGTTCAGGATGTTCACCATGTCCTGCACTGATGCACATTTGGTTCTGTATTTTTTAAGTCCCCACTTGGCATTCAATTGATAGTAGGCTTTCATCTGAGGTTCTGCTGGATCCCAAGTTCTAATTCCAAACAAGTTATTGCCTTCCATGGCAAATCTACTGCTGCCATTGTCACTCTCCATCATGGCCATGGCAATTATGATGGCTTTGGGTATGTGCTGATCTCGAGGTAGTCCAAATTCCACATAGTCTATGCATTTGCTCATGGCATTGATGAATGTGTTTTGATTGTAATAACTCATGATGGGTTCTGCTAGACCCAGACTCTTGGCAGTTTTTCTTAACTGCTCCACAGGACCTGTGGTGATTTGTTTCTGAGCATTGTTGTTGGGATACCATGTGCCCACATAGAAACTCAACAGCATCAGACCTGCAATGCACAATTCTTTTCTGTACCATTTACACCAACGCCAAAATATGTGTAACCAGATTTTAGCTCTTGTTTTAAAAGTCATAAAATTAATACAATATTAAACTATTACTTATCTGTTGTCAAGACTCAGAGAATTCTTATTTTGTGCGGATTTTGTGATGAATTTAATGGTGGGAGTTGCCTCCCACCACTGATCACGTTCTGTTGCCAAGTGTGATCACTCTCCGAAGTAGCAGGTTTTTAGGCTGCCATCAATTCCGAGCCAACTAAAAAGTTAGCAGGGATTGTTACTTCTGATACGAAACGCTTGTTAGCATTTGTAATGTTGAGCCTTTACAGAGCCCTCACTGGTAAACTCCATGATCTTTTCATCACTAGTCGAAACATTTCACCCCCGTGAAGCATAACATATTATGTTTCGCGTGAGCGAATTTGGTGGAGGTGTCGGCATCGAGCCGAGTCCTATATGATTATTACAATCACTTCATCGCCTACGTCAGTATTTAAACATATTCTGTGATGATTGTCAATAGATGATTCTGTTGTGCCACAGGTGTATTTTGGATCTATGTATGGATTATATCAGTCTGAGATTGCCGGCAGCGGTTCTTCCACGAGATTCAATCAATTCATAACTGATGGCTTGACCTTCTGTGATGCTCTCCAACTGGGCACTTCTTAAAGCAGATGCATGTACAAACACATCTTTGCTGCCATCGTCTGGAGTGATAAAACCGTAACCTTTAGCGGCGTTGTACCACTTAACTTTACCTTGATTCATTATGCTTCTTGTTTATTGTTGTTATGAGTTTATTTATGTAAAATTCTGTATAATTAGGGGAAAACCGCGTGATAGGGCTCTTTTGGAGCCCCATCCTTTCGAATTACATCGCGTTCTTTTTTTCTTGGATTTCTTTTCTTCTGGTTTTAGAAGCTTTGGAAAGAATCCCTAGAGCTTTTCTTGCTCTAGCAGCCGCAGCCTTTACGCCTTTGGTTTCAAAAGCTTCAGACTCTATTTTGTACGATTCAAATGCTTGTACTATTTCATCGTGTGTAGGCATTATGTTTTCTCCTTTTTGGTTATGATATCATAATGAGTTTGTTAAACTCCATATTAGTATATCGGTTCATTTGATTCAAATCAATCAGATAGTTTGCCAAATGCTAGTTTTGGTAAGTAGAAATAAATTGGTATATGTCCTTCCACGTGTCACATCTAACAACATCTTTGTGTTTGAAATCTCTATTGTGTGGTTGAGTGAACAATATGGGTATCATGCCTGCCTTCAATCCTGCCAAGGCATTCACTGGTTTGTCTTCAATCCAAAAACTGCCTGCGGGTTGGGTGGCCAACACTTCATCTTTGTCACTGCCGGTGTCTAAAAATATCACTGCCTCAAATATTGAGCCAAATTTATCCCGTAAATTATCTTCACGTGCTCGGTGAGCCATGGGTTCCAGTGTTTGGCTGGTGATCAATCTAATGGTGTAACCTGATTCATGCAACAGACCCAAATAGTGACTGGCTCCATCAATGGGATCCAAATATCTCATGGCAGCACTCTCGTTGAATATCTGTATCAACAGGGCACAGGCTGATTTGTCCAACCCATAGTGTTCTTCCACTTTGTAGCTGCCTTCTTTTTGTTTTTGATAGCCTTGACGCAACATCCAAGCATCAAAAGCCTGTTCCCAATGCAACAACACTCCATCCACATCACACAGTATCATTCTTTTGCTCATATGGTCAATCCTGTGGTGCTTTGAATATAACTGCTGCCCACTTCTTTGTTGCTGGGTGATATGGTCAAAATATGCTGTGTGTTGATCCAATGTTCGTGTGAACCTGCTGTGAGTGCCCAAGGCATCATGCCCACTCCATTCTGCGTTTGTATCATGCACATGGGTTTACGCACACAAACTTCTGTGTTGTTGAATTCTGTGATCCTGGTGATCAGTTCTTCTTTGCTGACTAATTTGATTGTGAACACATCAGTGGTGTTCAAATCTTTCATAAAACTATTCATTTTTTCCTTTGTTGAAATGTGCCTTCAGTTGTTCATATCCGCCTATCAACACTCCGTTGAGTATGATTTGTGGCACTGTTCTTGCTTGTGGTATTGATTCCAACAGTTGTTCTCTGGTCCAATTCACACCTATCATTCTTTCTTCAAACTCAATGCCTTTGTTTTTTAACAGTGTTTTGGCCATGTCGCAAAAAGGACAAGTGACCTTGCTCCACACTATGGTTTTGATTGATTCAGACATGCTTGTATTATACACTATTTAACGGTGCCGTGTCAATGACGTCTTTGAATAGGATAGTTGTAGTTCACTATCACTGTGTCAAAGAATACATTATGGAATAATTTTTTGGCAGTGCGACTCCAAATGAAACAATTGGTATGCAGTTGGGATGATTGTACTGGAGTGATGTCTGTCAAAAGTTCTTGTGCATTCCGCCATACACAGTGTTGGATGGCCGTCCAACGAGTGGTGTTGGCAGACACACACACATTGTAGCCCAGTTGTGCTGTGCCTTGATGCTTTTGAATGTGCTGAGCCACATTTTCAAAACACTGTAGTTCTCTGCTGTGAGCAGTGGGTTGTGATGTGAGCCAATCCACACACTCACAATGCAGCAACAATTGTATTTCGGCCACACGTGCATCTGAAGCAGTGGGCATCCTGGTGTCGGATATCATAGTGACCTTACAGTTTGAATTTGGAGAACGTTTCTTTTTTGATGTCTTGTTTGATGCCACCCACTATGTAAGAAGTAATTTCTGTTTCTTGGGGAGCAATCTGTTCGCCTCGGCTGCTCAACCAATGTGAAGTCCAAGGCAGAGGATTTTGTGTGGCTGGAGTGTCAAATTCAGCATCATAACCCAATGCTTTCAATCTCTTGTTGGCAATGTGTTCCACATACTGTCCCAGCAATCTTTCATTCAAACCAATGATGCTGCCGTCTCTAAACAAGTGTCTTGCCCAAGCCTTCTCTTCTTCCACGCATTTTTTGAACATCTCAATCACAGTCTTGTCTTCCTGTTTGATTATTTTTAGAATGTCTTTGTCGTCACCCTTTTGCCATGCTTTGATCACGTGTGTGGTGAGATTCAAATGTGTGGCCTCATCTCTAGCGATAAGTGAAAGTATTTTGGCAGATCCTTCCATCAGTTTCAATTCTCCAAATGCAAATGTACAAGCAAATGACACATAGAATCTCAGACCTTCCAACAGATTCACATTCACCATGGCCAAATACAGTTGTCTTTTCAATTCTTCCACTGAGCCTTTGCGATTCACTGTGTATTGCAATGCAAGGTCTCCAAACTTGTCATAGTTTTCAGTGACTGACACTGCTCGTTTGGTGATCTCTTTGTCGTTCAATATGGTGTCAAACACTTCTGATGGATCTGTATACACATTCTTCATGATGTGTGTGTAGGCTCTGCTGTGTATGGTTTCAAAGAAATCCCAAGTCACAATGCAGCCTTCCAGTTCTGGATTGGAACAATAAGGTAAGAAATTTAAACTGGGTCCTCGGCCTTGCACTGAATCCAACAGTGTTTGATATTTTAAATTTGACGTGAATATGTGTTTTTGTTCTGGACGAAAATTGGCAAAATCTGATCTATCTTTCTGCAGCGATACTTCTTCGGGTCTCCAGAAGTAACCCAGCATGGTTTGATTCAGTTTGTCAAACTGTGGATATTTGAACACATCATATCTTTGCACAGATAAATCTTCTCCAAAGAACATGGGTTCTTTGCTCCAATCCACTTCGTTTCTATTGAATATTGTCTTGCTCATGAGTGCTATTTAGTTTATATTGCGCAGGCATCACAGTCAGTTGTGTCTGTGGATGCTGTGCTGATTTTAGCATCGGATCCAGGCAATGTCAAGTCTTCTGATCCATCTTTGGTATCAATAGGATCAATGCCGGATGGTTGTAGATCTTCTTCATCTCCTTTGAAGTCATAGGTATTTTGGTAGTAGGAAGTTTTCCATCCATACTTGTAAGCATTCAACATGTCACCAGCCATCACACTCAGCGGCACTTCATTGTTGTCATAGTTGAGTGGATTGTAACTCCAGTTGCCTGATATGGCTTGATCAAAATATTTCTGCATCACAGCCACAACTTTGATATATCCATCATTGCTGGGCATGTCCCACAGTAATGTGTATGAATTTTTTAATTTTGGAAACCCTGGTATCACTTGTTTAAGTGGTCCTTTTTTACTTTTTTTAATGCTCAACAGTGCTCGGGGTGGTTCAATACCGTTGGTGGCATTGCTCACCACAGAACTGCTTTCTGATGGCATCTGTGCTGATAGGGTGGAGTGTCTCAGTCCATGCTGTTTGATGTCTTTTCTCAATTGCTCCCAAGCCATTCTGGTTTTGTGTGGCACAATTTCGTCCACTTCTTTCTTGTAAGTGTCTATGGGCAACAGTCCATCTGCGTATTTGGTTCTGTCAAATTTTGTACATGGACCTCGTTCTTGTGCCAATTGACAGCTGGCTTTTAATAGATAGAATTGAAATGCTTCTGTGAGTTTGTCCACTGCCTCCCATGCGGCTTTGTGATGATATTTGACTTCCATGCGAGCCAGATAGTGTGCTAATCCAATATAACCTATGCCCAAAGAACGTCTGGCTTTGGTGCTGACTTCGGCAGCTTTGACCGGATACTGTTGATAGTCTATGATCTCTTCCAATGCTCTCACTGCCAGATCACACAAAGGTTCCAATTCATCCAAATCATTGATTATGCCCACATTGATGGCACTCAGTATGCACAGTGCTATTTCACCATTCACATCATCTATGTGCTGTATGGGAGTGGTGGGCAGTGTGATTTCTTGACACAAATTACTCATGCTGACTCTGTCTTTGAATGATGAATGACTGTTCACATGATCAATATTCATGATGTAGATTCTGCCTGTTTCTGCTCGTTCTTTCAATAGATCAAAGAACAACTCCTGTGCTCCAGTGGTTTTTTTAGGAATTTTTTTGTCTGCTTCATATTTTAGATACAGATCGTCAAATGTGTCTGTGCCAAATGCATCATAGAGTCCAGGCACTTCATGTGGCGAGAACAGAGTTATTTCTTCGTCATTGATGAATCTTTCATAGAACAATTTGGATATCTGTATAGAATAATCCATTCTTCGCACACGATTGTCTTCAGTGCCTTTGTTGTTTTTCAATACCAAGATGTCTTCAATCTCGGAGTGCCATATGGGGAAGTGTACAGTGGCATTGCCACCTCTCACACCGTTCTGTGTGCAACATCTCACTGTGCTTTCAAATTTCTTAAGGAACGGAATCACTCCTGTGTGCTGTACTTCACCTCCTCTGATCTTGCTGTTGATGCCTCTGATACGGCCAGCATTGATGCCGATGCCTGCTCGACGTGCCACATACAGTCCAATGGCCATGTCACTGCTGAATATGGAAGTGAGTGTGTCATCTGAGTCCACCAACACACAGCTGGCGAATTGACGTATGGGAGTTCTCACACCTGCCATCACTGGAGTAGGAATGTTAATTTTGTGTGTGGAGATAGCATCATAGTATCTTTTCACATAACTCATTCTTTTCTTTTCAGGATAATTCATAAACAATGTGGCAGCAATCATCATGTACATGTCCTGTGGAGTTTCATACAGTGCTCCTGATGAACGATCCTGCACCAGATATTTGTCCACAATCTGTCTCAGTCCTGCATAGGTAAAATCCAAATCTCTGTCTCTTCTGATCCAAGTGTTGAGTTTTTTAATTTCAGTCTTGTTGTATTTGTCCAATATGGTTTTGTCATACACTCCGGATCTAATATTTCTAATGATCAGTTTTAACAATGGTAGATATTCATAATCACCATGTGCTTGTTTGCGTAGATCATACAGCAACAATCTTGCTGCGGCATATTGATAGTTGGGATTTTCCAATGTGATCAAGTCGTTGGCTGATTTGACCAACACACTTTGTATGTCTCTGGTGCTGATACCATCATAAAATTGTATGTTGGCATTCATTTCTATCTGTGATGCTGATACTCCTGATAGACCCTCGCAGGCCTCCTCCACCACAAAGTGCATTTTATT